TTCGCGGCGGTGCTCGACGGCACCAAGACCGCCGAGATTCGCAAGGATGATCGCGACTACCGCGTGGGCGATGTGCTGCACCTGCGCGAGTGGGAGCCGCAGACGGAAGCGTACACCGGACGTTCGCTCCGCCGCCGCGTCAGCTATGTGTTTCGCGGGACTGGCGTGGCGGAAGGCTACGCGGTGCTCGCCCTCGCCCGCCCCGAGGTGCGCAATGGCTAGCCGCACCCCTCGCTGGCTGCGCATCGCACGGGAGCTTCGTGCGGAGTGGTTGGAGGTGGAGTCGCAAGGCTCGCCGTCCGAGGCCGCGATGCAACTCGCCGCCGTGATGACCCTCGACTCGCTGATTGCGCGCGTGAAGTCCCGCCCCGCCACGACGGAGGGGCGATGATGCGCGTGCTGTTCGTGGACGACTGCAAGCCGGAGCCGTCCGGCGTAACGGGCGTGGATCGTACCTACGACGATGCCGTTCGCTTGTTGCGCACGTACAACTGGGACATCCTGATGCTCGACCACGACCTCGGGGACGATGGGCGCACCGGGTATGACCTGCTTAAGCAGATGGACGAAGAGGGACGGGTCCCGCCTATCGTCCAGTGTGTCTCGTGGAACCCGGTCGGGCGCAGGCGAATCGAGCAGCTTGCCGCCGAGATTGCTGCCCGCCCGGATGCAGGGGGGACGCGCGATGCGTGACGAGCCAATCCTCGGACTTTCGCAGGGAGTGGACGGCCCGCGCTGCGTATGTGGGCACAGCCACGAGCTGCACGGCGTGACGGCCAATGGACACCCCTGCACCGTCTTTGTCGAGGTGGATGGCGGCCCATTGCGCGGCGGTTACCTGACTCCGTGCCGCTGCGCCCATTATCGCGATGCCAGCATTGCCGCTGGCCTTGCCGACCTCGGGGTGTCCAATGCCGACTGACCAGCCCACGCCGGACCTCGACGCGGTGAATCTCGCCAAGATGATGGCGGGTGCGTTTGAGTTGCGCGCAAAGCACGGCATCACCGACGACGCCCCGCCCAACGAGGAAATGGCGCAACTGCTCCGCGCCCTGCTCGCCGCGCTCGCCACGCTGCGGGAGGACTTGGCAAACGCGAACGCGCATATCGCGCTCCTCGAAGGCGAGGCCCACACCGGATGCCGCGAAGCCGAGTACCAGTTGCAACGCGAAGTCGCCACCCTGACCGCCGAGGTCGCGGCGTTGCGGGAGGACAAGGCGCGGCTGGATTGGCTGGAGGCGAACTTCGGACGCGCCGGAGGCTCAAGCGTTGACGAGCCCAAGTGGATGGTGTGGGGCGAGGATGACGACCTGCCGACGTTCGAGGGCGCAACGCTGCGAGAGGCGGTGGACGCCGCCCGCGCCAGCCAGCCGGGGGGCGCGTGAGCGAGCCGCAGATGACACACTGGCACTGCCCGACGTGCCTGGCGATCCTCAACTCACGCACCGCCCGCACGCACGAGTGCCCGCGCGCCCCCTCGCCCGCCCGACTGCCGGGGGACGCGCAAGGATGAAACCCAAGCGCAACGGCTTCGTCGCGGGATCGGCGGACGAGTTCCTCGCGGACATCGGGGCCGCGCCGCGCGTCCTGCACTTCCGGCTGCCGATGCCGCCGAACACCGCCAACGAGCGCGGCCACTGGCGTGCGCGCCACGCGGCACGCAAGGCCTACTTCCGGCACCTGGACATCCTGCAGGCCGGCGGCATCATACCGCCCCCGCCGCCGAAGCCGTTCGCGAAGGCCACGATCACCGCCGTGATGACCCTGCACAACCCGATGGACGAGGGGAATGCGATGACGAGAGCGGAAAAACTACCCTGCGACTGGCTCAAGACGCGCGGCTACATCGTGGACGACTCGCGCAAGCACCTGCGCTGGTCCGCCATCCCCACGCAGCGCATCAGCCGGAAGAACGAACCCTGCCTCGAGCTGACGCTGGAGGCGGCGTGAAGATTCTCGACACACTGCTCGGCCCTCCGCCGCGCCCGCGCTGGTGGGTGGCGTACAACATCGGCCTCGCGCTCGCCATCGTTGCGGCCTTGGCATATTTCGGCCATCGGAACGTCGATTGCCGTCAACGGGGTGAAGGCTTCCGACTCATCCGCACGCTATTCTGGATTGAGTGCGTACAGGTGGTACGCCCGTGATGCTTCTCGCCCTGCCCGACCTGTGGGCGCCGCTCGCCGTCTCGCGGCACTTGGGCGTCACCCGCGACGGCGAACCCGTGCCCGTGCCGATGTTTACGTGGTTCTGTTGGCTGTACGCCAACCGCGCCGCCATCGCGCAGAGTAAGTTCTCCACCGACAACCCGTTTCTGGAGGGGATGTGACGATTCGCGCTATGCTCGTGGCCTATGACGACAGCGACAAGTCGTGGGGGTATCCGATTGGCCCCTACGAGGCGGCGACACACGAGCTGGAAACCCCCACCTGCGCGACGTGCAAGTGGGCGGAGGTGGCAGCGGCACTGCCGCGCGGATTCGACGGCAACACACTCGTGTGCAACGACCCGTCCGACGCGCTTGCGGTGGACTGCGCCGGTCCCGCAGAGGTTTACGTCAAGCCAGAGCACGGCTGCGTGCAGTGGGAGGGCAAGGAGTAATGGCACGGTGCAGAATGCGGTTCCGCCGCGCGGGGGTGGCTGGGTGAACGGGTGGAAGCGATAATCAACGCAACGAGGAGCAGCTGATGCAAAAGGTGATCCTGATGGTGGTGCATACGCCCGGTGAGCGCGAGGTGCGCGCATCCTGCGAGACTTGCAGGTGGGCGGAGGTGGTTGAGCCGACCGGTCTACGCTGTCGCAAGATGAGCAGGTTTGGTGGCCGCGTGCTCGATGTGGACAGTATCGCGGTGGCGGTTCCGCTACTTCGGGAGTGCGACGTGGACCTTGCCGTCGCCCCCACCTTCGGCTGCGTGCAGTGGGAGGGGAAGGAATGATCGAGGTACACTCGGCCGTTATCGAAGGCCACCGACCCCGCCGCGCGTACACGATCCACCTCCTGAACTCCGGCGACGCGCCAGCCCTCGTCATCACGGGGCGCGTGACGGCTCGGCATAAGCGAATCTGCGAGCAGCGGGGCCACATCACGCACGTCCGCCACACCACACTCGGCGCGGTCGCGGCCGAGGCCATCGCCAAGAAGCCGGAGGGCGCGTGGCACCACGTGCGGACGGTGCATTGCATGCGCTGCCCCGCGCAACTCGACCACACGGCGACGCCGCTCCCCCCAACGCCGGAGCCATCGTGATCCCCGCCCACGCCTTCCGCGAGCTGTACCCCGCCGCGTTCAAGGTGTACGCCTTCGCCGACGCGCACCTGGACCGCCACGAATGGCGCGCGATGAAGCTGGAGGTCGTGATGCTGCAGTGCCGAATGAAGAAGCAGACGGCGGTGGATGCGCTGGGCGCGCTCGTGCGCCGGGGCTACGTGGCCCGTCGCGGCGGTGGCCCGCACCCGTACGAATACCGCCTCCTGCCGCCGCCCCTGCCGCGCGTCAAGGCCCACGCCGCCTAGCGGTAGCCGATTCCGTACCGCTGAAACGCTTGCAACCTCCTGAAACCGGTTGAAAGCCCCTAGCGTCGAGTGTGGCCTATACGCCCCCAGACGCCGAGCAACTGACCTTCGCCGAGATCGAGGCGGCGCGCGCGGACATCCCGCACGCGCTGTTCTCCACGCTCGACCATCGCGAGCAGCTCTTCGTCGCCGCCTACCTCGCCGACCCGCGGATGAACGGGGCCGCGGCCGCCCGTCGCGCCGGCTATGCGCCAGGGCGCGCGAACCGCACGGCGCACCAGAAGCTGAACGACGAGCGCATCCAGGGCGCACTCGAGGCCGCGAAGCAGGCACGGCTGGAGCGCCTGAAGTTCGAGCAGGACGAGGTGCTGCGCGAGCTCGCCGTGCTCATCCGCTCCGACGTGCGCGACTTCGAGGTGGACGAGGCCACGGGCAAGCTCACGCTCCGCGATGGCGCGGACGATCGCGCGTGGCGGGCCGTCGCGTCGGTGAAGCACCGCATCCACACGTCCACCACCGGCCTCACGACCCGCGAGGTCGAAATCAAGCTGTGGGACAAGAACTCGGCGCTGCGGATGGCGGGCGAGCACTATGGCCTGTACAAGCAGAAGCTCGAGCACTCGGGTGAGGTCAAGGCGGGCGTGCTCGCCGTGCCCGTCGCGCCGGATGCCGAGCAGTGGGGCCGGATGGCCGCCGCGCAGCAGGACGGCCTCCAGCGGCCGGAGGCGGCGTGATGGCCGAGCTTGCCACCGCCGCCCTGTTGTCCGGCGCGAGCGTCGCGTGGGCGCCGCAACCGGGCTCGCAGACGCTGTTCATCACCGCCCCCGTGCGCGAGGTGCTCTACGAGGGCACCCGCGGCCCCGGCAAGACCAACGCGCTGCTGATGGACTTCTGCCAGCACGTCGGGCAAGGCTACGGCCCCGCGTGGCGCGGCGTCCTGTTCCGCCAGAGCTATCCTGCCCTCGCGGACGTGGTGACGAAGGGCCGCGAGTGGATTCCGAAGGCCTTCCCCGACGCGCGCTTCAACGAGTCGAGCTTCACGTGGAAGTTCGCGGACGGCGAGGAGCTGCTGTTCCGGTATATGGAGCGCCCGAAGGACTACTGGGCGCACCACGGCCACGAGTACCCGTGGATCGGGTGGGACGAGCTGACGAACTGGGCCGACCTGAAGTGCTATGACCTGATGAAGTCGTGCAACCGCTCGTCGCGCGCCGGGTTGCCGCGCAAGATCCGCGCGAGCGCGAACCCGCACGGCCCCGGCCACCACGCGGTCAAGGCGCGGTTCATCGACCCCGCGCCGCGCGGGCGCCTCATCCGCGACCAGCACGGCGAGCGCGTCGCCATCCACGGGCACTGGAGCGAGAACCGGGCGCTCTTGGAGGCCGACCCCGAGTACATCACGACGCTTCGGGCCGCGACCGCCGACGACCCCGACAAGGCCGCCGCGTGGGTCGATGGCTCGTGGGATGTCATCGCGGGCACGTTCTTCGGCGGCGCGTGGAGCGCGAAGCACCACGTCCTGCCGCGCTTCGAGATCCCGCGCTCGTGGCGCCTCGACCGCGCCTTCGACTGGGGCTCGTCCAGGCCGTTCAGCGTCGGGTGGTGGGCGGAGTGCGACGGATCGCCGGCGGTCATCGGCGGCACCGCGCGCACGTTTCCACGTGGAACGCTCATCCGCGTCGCCGAGTGGTACGGGATGCAGCCGGGCAAGCCGAACGTCGGCCTCGGGCTCACCGCCGCCGAGATCGCGAAGGGCATCAAGGACCGCGAGGCGGAGTGGTTCCCGAACCGCGTGGTACATCCCGGCCCCGCCGACTCCAGCATCTTCGACGTGCAGGACGGCCGCTCGATCGGGATGAGCTTCGAGAGCGCGGGCGTGAAGTGGGAGCGCGCGAACAAGGGGCCGGGCTCGCGTACGAACGGCTGGGAGCTGATGCGCGAACGGCTCTCGGCCGCCAAGGCGCACCCGGTCGAGAAACCCGCGCTCTTCGTCGTGGAGACCTGCCGCGACTTCCTCCGCACGCTGCCCGCCCTGCCCCGCGACGAGAAGAAGCCCGATGACATCGACACGGCGGCCGAGGACCACGCCGCCGACGAAGCCCGCTACCGCGTCCTCGCCGCCCCGCCCCCGACCGTCTCGTTCGGCACCCGCCGCGTCTAACCCCTCGCGCTTATGTCCACCGACCCGCGCTTCCCCGACTACGTCCGCCCCGAAGTCCGCGAGGCGGCCGACGACCTCGCCCTCATCCACGACCTGCTCGGCGGCACCCGCGGCATCCAGGGCGCGAAAGCGCTGAAGGAGTACCTGCCGCCGTGGCCCGACGAGACGCTCGACACCTACGCCAAGCGGGCGAAGGCCGCGACGCTCTTCGAGGGCCTGCAGCGCGTGCTCTCGGCATCGGTCGGCCTGATCTTCGCCACGCCCCCGCAGCTCACCTTCCCGCGCGACGAGGCGCGGTTGCGGGCGCACTGGGACAACATCGACGGCGCGGGCACGAAGGGCGACGTGTTCGCCAAGCGCTTCACGGAGTCGGCCATCGCGGACGGGTTTGCGCTCATCCTCGTGGACCATCCGAGCCGTCCGGTGGGCGTGACGGTCACCGCCGCGAACGAGGCGCGGCTGGGTCTGCGCCCGCGCTGGGCGTCGTACCCGCGCGCGTCCGTCCTGTCGTGGCGCGTGGAGACCATCGCGAACGAGCAGGTCGTCACGCAGCTCGTGCTCCACGAGCCGACGGCGGTCGCGCTCGGCGACTACGGCATCGGCACGATGCACCGCTACCGCGTCCTGCGCGTGGTGGACGGCATCGCGGGCTACGTGGTGTGGGAGAAGCCGGAGCAGCCGGACGGCCAGTGGCGCGTCGTCGAGGAGGGCCTCTTCCGCAACCGCCGCGGCGAGACGCGCGACACGCTCCCGATCGCGGTCGCGTACACGGGCCGCACGGACGCGCCGTTCACGGCCGCGCCGCCGCTGCGAGCCGTGGCCTACGCGAACCTCGCGCACTGGCGCAACAAGACCGAACTGCAGTGGGGGTCGGGGCTCGCGGCCATCGAACAGCCTGTCATCACGGGCGACTTGGTGAAGGACGAGGGAGAGAGCACGTCCGCGACCATCAAGACCGGCTGGGAGCACTACATCCACCTGCAGCAGGGCGGCACCTTCGAGTACAAGGGGCCGTCGGGCTCTGGCTTGGACCAGCTCGAGAAGCGCATGCGCGAGGCCGAACAGGAGATGGCGGCGCTCGGGATGAGCTTCCTCTCGCGCGACACGCGCGCGGCGGAGACGGCGGAAGCGAAGCGCTTGGACGCCACGGCCGAGAACTCGACGCTCGCCACCGCCGCGCAGGGCATCGAGGACGCGCTCAACCTCGCGTGGAGCCATCACGCCTGGTTCGAGGGCTTCGCCGAGTCCGAGGCTCCGACGCTCGTCCTCAACCGCGACTTCGAGCGCGTGGCGCTGGATGCGACCTACATCGGCGCGATCGGCGCGTTGGTCCGCGAGGGCTTCCCCGTGCGGATGGCGGTGCAGATGCTCGCGCAGGGCGGCGTCATCCCGACGACGGACGCGGCGGAGCTGGACCTGCTCGCGCTCGAATGGGAGGCGGGCGGGCAGGCGCGGGCCGACGCCGAGGCGCTGGCGCTGGAACAGGCGCAGCGCGGACGGCAGATGCAGGCGGCGGCGTGATGCGCCAGCGTGACGAGGGGTACACGGCGGTCTATGTGATGGACGGACAGGGCACGTACTGCCTGCCCGTCTCCGAGTACGAGCGCGTGCGCGCCGAGTGGATGCGCGGCGTGGCGTTCATCGACGCCATCGGCTTCTACGGCAACGCGGTCACCATCAAGGCCTCGCGCATCGAGGGCGTCGCCTTGTGGACGCCGGAGCAACTGCGCCTCTCGCGCGAGGATGCGGCGGCGGAGAAGGCCGAGGACGCCATCCGTGGGGACTAAGTGACCCCCGCCCAGCGGCGCGCGTTGCAGCGGCTGGAGCGACAGGCCCGCACGCTGGAGCCCGCGCTCGTGGCGGCCATCCTGCGCGCCATCGGGCTCGTGCGCGAGCGCCTGCCCGTCGGCGAGGTCGAACGCCTCATCCGGCAAGGGCGCATCGCCGAGGCCGTGGACGCCGCGGCGCCCGCCGAGCTGCTGGAGCGGGCGCTCAACCCGGCCTCGACCATCCTGCGCGACGGCGTGGTGCGGGCGGGTCGCGGTGCGCCGCTACCGCCGTCGGCGAAGGACGTGCTCATCGCGTTCAACGACCTGAACCCGCGCGTGCTGGACGCCGTGCGCGCGCTGGACACGACGAGCATCCGCACCCTCGTACCCGAGACGCGGCAGGCGTTGCGCGAGGCCATCGAGGCGGGGCTCGCCGATGGCGTCAACCCGCGACAGGTCGCGCGCGGCCTGCGCGAGATCGTGGGGCTCGCCCCGAACCAAGCGGAAGCCGTGCGGAACTACCGCCGTGCGCTGGAGTCCGGCGACTTCGCCAAGGTGCGCGGCTACGGCCTGCGCGACCGCCGCTTTGACCGCGCGCTCAAGGCGGGTGACCTCTCCGCCGCGCAGGTGGACCGGATGGTCGCCGCCTACGAGCGCCGGATGCGCTCCTTCGCCGCGACCACGCACGCGCGGACTGCCGCCATCGAGTCGCAGAAGCTCGGCCAGCAGCTCGCGTGGCGGGAAGCGCAGGAGGCCGGCGCGTTCGACGGCGCGGAGGTCGTGCGCGTCTGGGTGACGACGCTCGACGGGCGCGAACGCGACGAACACCGCGCGATGCACGGCGCGACCGCCCCGCTGGGCCAGCCGTACCGCAACGGGCAGATGTACCCCGGCGAGGGCGAGTACAACTGCCGCTGCACGGAGGTCATCCGCGTCGTGCCGCGCCGCGACTTCGCGCTGGCGGCGTAAGCGGTAGCCCATCCCGTACCGCCCCCTTCCGCTTCCCCTCTTGCGGAACCGGAAGACGCCGTATCGTGCATCCAACGGGCGCACGCCCCACACCCACGAGGAGCACCGAGTGCCACTCCCACGCATCGCCGAATCGCTGGACGACATCGCGGAGCCGCTGCGCGGCGCCTACGTCGAGCGCGACGGCAAGTACGAGCTGGATGTCGATCTCAGTGAGTTCGACGGCATTAAGCGCAAGAACGAGCAACTGCTGGGCGAGACGAAGGCCGAGCGCCAGAAGCGCCGCGAGGCCGAGGATCGCCTGAAGGCCATCGCCGACGAGCAGGAGCGCACCGCGCTGGAGAAGCAGGGCCTGAAGGACATCAAGGCCAAGTGGGAGAAGGAGGCGCTGGAGCCCGTCGCGCAGGAGCGGGACGCCTTCCGCCAGAAGTACCTCGACCGCGCCTTGACGGGCGAACTGAAGGCGATGCTCGCCGACCTCGATGTCATCGACGTGGATGCGGCCTACCGACTGCTTGGCGGCGACTACGAGCTGGGCGACGAGGAGCGGCCGGTCCTGAAGGCCGACCCGACGGCCGACGTGCGCAAGCACCTCGCCGCCCAGTTGGCCGGCAAGTACGCCTTCCTGCTCAAGGGCACGGCCGCCAGCGGCGGCGGCGCCGGGGGCACGAAGCGCGGCGGTGACCTGCCCGGCGGCGCGCCGAAGCCGTCGAAGATGAAGACCGAAGAGATCCGCGCCTACGTGGAGAAGCACGGCCGCGAGGCGTGGCAGCAGTTGGTGGATGCGGAGATCGTCGAGAACGCCCGCATCAAGCCGAAGGCGGCGTAAGCCGCATCGCAGGACGGTGAGCCCCGAGGGCTCGCCCGCAGCACGCACGGCCGACGCAGGGCGTCGCCGGTGACCCGCTTCCCACCCGTCACCCGCGCGCCCCGTCTGATGAGCCACCGGCTCCGAGGGCACGCACCACCCCGAAGGAGCCCCAGCAATGGCTATCGGTACCTACTCCACGTTCAAGGTCTATGAGCCCGAGTTCCAGGCGGGCCTCGTCGAAGGCCTGAACCAGAACGTCGCCCTCTTCAACGAGGGCTCGCGCGGCGCCATCCGCCTCGTGCCCCGCGCCCTGCAGGGCCACTACACGAAGGAAGCGTTCTTCCAGGACGTGACCTCGCTCGTGACCCGCCGCGACATCGGCTCCGTCTCGGCCATCACCGACATCGATATGACGCAGGACGAGGTCATCGCGGTGAAGATCAACCGCAAGGTCGGCCCCGTCGCCAAGACCCTCGACGCGATGCGCAAGGCCGGCATCTCCGAGGCCGAGGCCAGCCGCGCGTTCGGCGTGATGGCCGCGCAGCGGAAGCTGAAGGATATGCTGAACACGGCCATCATCGCGGCCGAGGCGGCCATCCAGGGCAACGCCGCGATGAACCTCGACATCACGGGCGAGTCCACGGACACGGCCTCGACGTACGCGCTCAATCGCACGCTCGCGAAGTTTGGCGACGCCGCGGGCGACATCGTGTTCTGGCTGGTCCACTCGAAGCCGTTCTTCGACATCACCGACGCCCAGATCACGGGCGCGGTGACCGGCATCTCCGACCTCGTGCAGCTCGGCGGGGCCGCGCCGCAGCTCCTCGGCCGCGCCTACGGCGTGACCGACGCCCCGGCGCTCACGGATGCCAATGGCTCGCTCGCTGACAGCTACAACACGCTCGGCCTCGTGGCCGGTGCGGTCGAGGTGTGGGAGACGGAGCCGGACGTGTTCGCGATGGACGAGGTGACCGACCGCGAGAACCTCGCGATCCGCTGGCGCTCGGAGCACGCCTTCAACGTGAAGGTCAAGGGCTTCAAGTGGGATGTCGCGAACGGCGGCGTCAACCCGACGGACGCCACGCTCGGCACCACGACCAACTGGGACCAGGTCGCGTACGACGACAAGCTGACGGCCGGTGTCCGGCTGGTCAGCAACTAAGGGGAGCCGCGCCGGTGCACGTCCTGCGCGTCCTCTTGCACGCCAACTTCGGTGACGGGGGCTGGGACGCCCTCGCCACCGGCTGCCAGCGGCACGGGATGACCGTCCGCTGGCAGCGCCCGGGCGCCTGGAAGCCCGACTGCCTCGACCCGAAGGCCGATGCCGTCGTGGTGCACGGCCTCTCGGGCAACGCGGGCGCCATCCGCACGGCCTATGCCGCCCGCGGGGTGCCGGTGTTCATCGTGGACTTCCCGCGCCTGCGCGAGGAGCTCGACGCCATCGGCGTCTATCTGAACGACCTTCAATGGCTGCCCCCTGCCCCGCACGGGCGTGCCGCCGTGGTCCAGCCCCCGATGAAGGGGCGCACCGCCACGACGGCCCTCGTCTGCGGCCAGAAGCCCGGCGACCACGCGCACGGGATGGATGCCGCCGGGGTCGCCCGCTGGGCGCGGCGCACCATCGCGCGCGTGCGGACGGAGGCGGGC